GCCGCGTCACCAGCCCGGCCTATGGCGCGCTTGGTGCCATCAATGATCTGGCCAAATGGTATCAGCCGGGCAGTCTTGATAGCGCCCTCAACAACGCCACCAATAATCCCGCCCTCAAGGGCAGTCTTGGCGCGCTTCGTAAGTTCGCCGTCAGTGTCGTATTTTTCGATCTGAGACATAAAGGCTTGCAATACAGCGTCACGCTCTTCGGGTGGTGCCATTTCAAGATGCTCAGTAATTACATTGGTAATCGTTGGGTCATCTGGGTCAAACGCTGTGAAATCAGCTATTGCGCCCCATATCATGCCACGCGCCACCGGGTTATATGTGGTCATGGCTTTGACCATCTTTGCAGCCGGGAATGCAGCAACGCTAAACTGGGTGACACCTTCAATAAGTTCACCAAGCATTTCGTTGTTATATGGTTGATTAGACCATTCAACAACGGCATCAGGCGTTGGAATTAAATCATTAACAAAACTTTGATAGCCGCGCACCATGCGTTTCATTGATTCAATGTCACCAAAGGCATTCTTGACCGGCTCCATGCCGACAGCCTCTAGCCCGACATTCATAACATTTTTGGCTAGTTCGACAGGCGCGCCAGCTATAAATGCCGCCGAATCAAACATCTCAGCGCCGCCTTGTTCCAATCCCTTGTATCCGGCTTTCAACATGTCGTTTCCGACAGACCCACTACTGGTACCGGCTGACATGTTACCAAGTGTAACACCCCTAGCGTCTGCGCCCAGCTCTGGGAATGGCTCTATGCCAATGTTGCGTAGACTGTTTGCCATGCTGTACTTTTCATTAACAGCATCAGCGTCATTAGCTTCCTCAACAGTCATCAGGAATTGACCACTAAGGTCAGGCATTGGTGTCGTGTCACTTACCGGGTCAATTGCAATTCTAGGGATGCCGCTGTCGGTATTTGTCACAGCTTGATCGGATGGCGTTGCAAAGCCTTGAACATTGTTCATATCCATTAGCGGCTCCCTACCATATCAAGTAAATATAAAAGCTCATCTATTCTTGGAGCTAACTGCCCGGCACTATTTGGATTTTCAATTATGTGTTGCCTTATAGCTGGCACAACTTGGCTATAATCATACTGACCTGTTTGCAATACTGGTATCCTTGGCAAAAGACCTTGGAAATTTTTTAAAGCATCTACTTCAGCTTTTAGCTCAACCTTTAATACAACATCCAAATTTTTCCATTCTTCATCAATTACGCGCGTAAGCTCAGTTTGAATTTGCAATGGACTAGCATCTTGATTGGCTCTTTTAAATTTAAGCCATGCGCGCTTTGCTCTTCGGAATGATAGTTTTGCTGCGTTTTCATAAGGCTCAATGTCTGTGCCACGCTCTTCCGCATAGTTAAATTCACTTTCAATAACCTTAACGGCTTCAGTCCATTGTGTGTTTCGGATTGTACCAACATCATTCATAAATGATCTGTATGTTACTTGCGTTAGCATATTTGACACGCTGGTTAGATCGTCTAGTGACAGTTTACCAATGCCAACTAATGCTTCAATATCTTGGACTGTTTGTTCATCATCACCAAGACCGCCTTCACTCTCAGGCTGGCGAAACAACCCGACACCTCCAACTGCTAAAAAATCTTTCATCAGCTTTTGCATTTTCGGCGTGATAAAATCTTGGCTTTCTAACTTTTTTTTGATTTCTTCTCGCCTTGCATTATTGGTGCTTGGCTCAAAAAACTCGTTTTGCAGCTTGGTGTTTGTTTCTTTAAGTTTTTTGGCTTCGTCTTCTTTTAGTTTTGCATTGGTGTCGTACTGTTCAAAAGCTTGCTTCCTGAGATCTGCTATGACCTTTTGGCGCTCACTAGCGTCCGGGATTGCTTCTTTCAGCATATGTAAGGCATAGGCGGCATTAGGATGGCTTTTGCTAAGTTTCTCTAGATCCTCTGCATCACCGCTGGTCAAAGCTTGATAAGCCTCAACAGGGTTTGTTTGTTCGTTAAAAAGCAATGTCACTGCGTTTTTAGCTATGTCTTTATTTGCTTTCAGCATTTCTGCAATCAAAGTTTCTTCAAGCATTCTGCCGCTTGCTACAAGGGCCATCCCTTCATTTGCAATTTTTGTTGTGTATTCTTTATAGGCGCGCAATGCCTCTTTGGAATCGGGCATTAGCTCCTCATTATTAATATTGCCAAAGCCTAATTTATATTCTGTCAGCTTTACTTGCCAGCTTGACACAAGGCTTTTGTCAACGCGCTCATCTATTTTCACGCGCAGATTAGCGCCATATTTTGTTGCTAACGAACGAAATTTGCCGTTGAACAGTTTGCGCGCATAAGGGTTAAGGGAGCTTTGTGCGTCTGCTTGGATTTCATTAACAGCGCCTTGCCATGAATATTCATTAGTCAAATCAGCGCCAAACACGGCGCCAAGGTCAGGGGATCTCACCATGTTGGATGATGCTTGCTGCATGGCCATTTCAGCGCCTAGCAATGCATTATCAGCCGATAGAGTGCCTTCAGCTTTGATCCGACCATCAGCATAATCTGAAATCATTTGGGCTGTTTTTGCCGCCGCCTCACCTTCAGCAAGTGCCGCTTGGATAAATGGGCGGCTGTCCATTTGAGCGCGGTCATAGCTCACCATGCCAGTGCTTAATGTTGGCGCTGCTTGTGATTCGTAAACTGGTACTCTAGGCATTAAGCGGCTCCGCTAGATTAAAAAGAGTTGGCAAAATCGTTCCAGTAATCACCTGAGAACATTTCATAATCTTCAGCTTTTGTAAGGCTGGTTCCAAGACCACTTAAAAGCGCTGCCGTTCCGGCTGACTGATACGCTGATGCTGTAGCTTGACCACCCATGCGGCTCACTTTGGCGCGCATACCAATCTCGACTTTTTTATCTTCTTGCTCAAAAATTGCAATTTCAGTGTTGTAGGCATCAATGGCCAGCTCATATTCAAACTCTGCCGCTGAGCTTCGCGCAACATTAACAGGCGCGCCCCGGCTTAACTCTATGCCGCCGCCACCATATATAGCGGTGCCTTTGCCTTGAAATGCGCCAAATGCTTTGCTTTTACGCTCGTTTGAGATTTCTAGCGCGCGTTTAAGAATAACGATTTGACGGTCAGCAATTTCAGTACCGCGCTCAATAATCTTGGCGTTTTCTTCGCCAATCTCTAGAGCCAGTTTAGACGCTTTGTCGTTAGCTGATTTTTGCTTCATGCCTTGATAAAGGCTCAAACCAGTAGAAGCTATTTGCCAAAAGCTCATTATTTACCTCAACTATCGAATGTGTTCATGCGTGGATAGATTGCCAAGACAGTCAGTGGCAGGGGCTGGGTTTGCTGGATAACGATCTGATCGTCTTCCTCAAAGCCGCCCCGAAACTCAATCTCTTTATCGCCGGTAAACAGATCAACAGCCGCTGACATGGCCATGGAACTGTCTCTAAACGGTATGCGGTCAACAGTGTCAACAGAGCTGCCAACCTCAACACCGACAGTCTCATGCAGCCGCAAAGTGATATCGTGGATGCGTTTAATCTTCCCCTGACTTGTGCCATCAACGCTGCCGCTCTCAAGGCGCAGGGTTGTTAGCCTACTGGTATAGGGCAGACCAGCCGCCGCTGTCGTTGCTGATACATCTAATGAGATGCCGCCAGATGCCACAGTTTCATTTGTATGCGTTGCACCATTGGCTAGAACGCTAACGCTTTGGCCATGCAGATGATACAGCCCAGTCAAAGATGCGGTGGCTGATCCAGCATAAGACAGACCGCTATCAACAAAAAACGCGGCAGTAACGGCAGACCCAAAATCAAATGGCTTCATGCGCTCAACGTAACGCTTCGTAACAGAGTTGATCGTGCGCTTCACAATCATGTAAAGCTCGTCCTCATTGTCCTCAGTCGGCAGTGTGGCTATGCTTTCAACCATTCCATAGTCATATGTGGCCGATGCGAGAGAACCATGTGTGCCGGTGTATGTGCCGCCGATCTTATGCTGATGCCACGCAACCACCTCTTCTTCGCGGCGGTAAGTCATGCCGATAAGCTGACCGTCATTGCGGATCATCCAGACAATGCTGTCAGGCTCTTGCTGGTAGGCCATGTCTGACATGCCGCCTTGCGTGATATGTTCTGACAAGATCGTCATGTCAGCCGCTGCATAGCCGCTAGCATTGATCTCACCAGAATATTTGAATTCTCGCAGCTTGCGCTTGGCGCGCTGTAGAAACAAAGTCACATCAGCAACTTGCACCGGCTCTAACGCCGCCGTGCCATAGTTAGAATATTTTCTGATTTGCGCGTTTGTTGGGGTTATAGGGCCATCATTAGTGGTGGTTAGAACGAACTCGCCACCAGATGTGCCTATTGTCAGAACCCGCGTTGCTGCGAGATATCTAATGTTGTTCACTTGGTTTGATGCAATTTGATAAATGATTGCGCTGTCATCGTTAGTGCCAGCCGTCATATTTTCATAATCACCAGACTTTGACATGAATATTGTTTGCGGCTCATTTGTTGTTGCCGCAAAGATCAGGCGCTGTTCAAAGAATGTAACGGCACCCGGAAAGCCGGTTGTTGTAGAGAACGCACCAAGCGCCCAATCAGTTGTGGCAGTAGATGCCGAAAGGTTTTCATTGATGGTAACAGCTACATTCTGTGCGTCAGTAAAAGCCGTGATTGTGGCGTTGCCGCCGGGAAGGCTCACCAGCCGCCCTACATCTGTCGCGGCAAAAAGGTTAGTCGATGCAACTAGACCCACCCCAGTGCCGCTTGTAGCGCCGGGATTTAGCGTTGTCGCAGTTGTGTTTGTGTCGAGATAGGGGCCATCAATAAATGTAGCCTCTGTAAATGTCCATGCGTCATGGTCAGTTCTGGTCAGTTTCCGGGGTGCATAATCTTGATGCACAATGAACATGGTGTCGGCTGATTGTACGAATCTCAGATCTGGCAACGCAGCTTCCGGGTATGGCGATACAATTTTTGTAAGCTTATCGGCAGTGCCGCCGCTGGTATATGTCGTAAAATTGGTTGTATTGATAGCAACGCCAAACAAATCAGTCAGCGTGAATGTGTTTGTTGCAACACTGGCAACGCGATAATTACGGCCATTCAGCTCAGTCATGCCGCCGACAGACGAAATAAATATCTCATCACCATTGCTAAAACCATGACTACTGCTGGTAATAACGCCCGGTGATGCTTTTGTTGCGGCGGTTATATTCTTTGCTGTGTCGAGAACATAGCCGCCATTGCGGATGATCCGCATGGTGCTATTCCCAAACTCTAGGATGTAGGTGTCAGTCGTTTTAAACTGAAAGGGTATCAGCCTACCTTTGACAGCGCTGCTTTGGATCTCGCCAATATACTCAGTGCCGGGGCGCCGTGATGCACCGCCATGTGGATGAACCACCATATTTAGTAACTCAGCCGCGCCTTGACGGTATTTATCAAGATCAACCCGGCCTTCTAGGCGTGGCGATAGCTCACCAGCAACAAAGCTGGTTAATGATGGTGCAGAACGCGCCACTGTTAGAACCGGCTTTCAATAAGGTCAGAGGCTTCAAACTTTGCTGCCGCGCCTTCAGTGGCATCGACAAACCGGGCTTCCTTTATCTTTTCGTCATAGAGCGCTTTAGTTGTGCTAATCATTGCGTTACTGCCAGTAATGGCATAGCAGATCTCCATTGCCAGCCGGGCGGCAAGCGTATCGATCAACAGCGTGTCATATTGGTTGGGGTCTTCGATGCGCGCTATGTATTTGATCAGGACAGTTGCCTCATCTGTTAGCAACTCCCTGCCCTCAATCACATAGACCGGGCCGCCAGAGTTGCTGGTCATATTGTCTTGGGGATACATCAGGGTGCCATTGCTGAACTCTAGAACGCGCAGACAGTCGGTTGGCAGTGTGTATTGGTTGGCATAGCCAAATGCCGGTGACACGGCGTTCTGGGCCAAATTAGCGCGTTTAATGAGGCTGTTCCAATTGTGGGAACGAAACACGGCATCGCGCACTAACTCATAACGCTGGTTGATCAAACGGCCAGCCTTTGAATCTTCAGTCAAGCTGGTGATGTTTGTCGCGCCAAGCGTATTGAGCGCAGCATTAGAAATGTCCACGGCTGATGGCATGTCGATACCTCATTGAATAAAAGGGGATTGGGTCAGGCGCTTCTCTAAGAGGTGAAAAAGGGAGCTTTTCCACGCCTGACCCAAAGGTTTTAGTCTAGAGCATAAGTCATTGTGAACTCAATCAAGCCAGTGCCGTTGGCACCCGCAAGGCTCACAGTGACTGGAATGCCTGTCGCGTCAGCGTCAACCACACTATTGAGGCCCAATGCAGCGGTTAAGCATGCACCGACAGTGGTGACAGATGTTGAAGCGGCAGCGGCCTTGTACTCATCTACATCAGCGGCCACGGCAGTACCGGCGGCGTTGTTGTAGGCAGCATGGCCAACAGACAAAGTTGTTGATGAACCAAGTGCCGCATGGACAAGCTGACCACTAAGGATCCGCGCGCCATTTGGCAGATTGAACATGTGGATGTCTGATTGTTCAGCGGAAGCTGTGTAGCTACCATAAGCAATCCGAACACGCCCACCTTGCTCAATAGGCTTGATCATTTCAGAAGGATCGTTTTGATCCCACTTGGTTTTTTGGTCAGAATAAACTGTTCCCATAACTAATCTCCAATCTATTCGTTACAAAGGACTTGGATTACTTTTGCTTCTTCCATGCGAGTTGCCCCGAATGATGCACAATAGTAAACCTGAGTGGCGTAAGACTTATCGGCACGCTGTGTTATTTGTGCAGATGGTTCTTTACCGATTGCCATTTTCATTCCATCTTCAGCCCATGCATAGCACTGGCGTGATGTGCCATCGTCTTTCAAACGATTGCTCACGATGAACTTGAAGCCGACAAACGAATCAACCGTTCCAGTTGCCAATGCTTTGACTGTGTTAAAGTCAGCGCTGGTAACAGATGTTGTGTTCAACAGATCTTCGATTTGCTCTGGTGAAACAACAATGTAGCGATTGATGGATGGATCAACAGACCCAGCGTCAAGCAGCTTCTTAGCCGAAATCAGCTTTGCAACAGTCAAACCAGCGGAACCATGGGCAATGATATTGCCGGCCGGTAAAGCTGTTGATGTTGTGCCAGCCTTGCCTGTCGATGCGGATGCATTAAAGGCAGTGATGATTGTGTCATCCATTGCCCGGCCAATGCCAGCCGCCGCAGCTTTTGCGTAGACTGATGTCGGATCTGACAACATGCGGATTTTGTCCTGATCATCGATCAGATCAGCATATTCAAAGTCAGACAGTGTAACCATCCGGCGTGAATGCGGTGTTTCCA